CTGATTCTGTGTTACAGCACTGAAAATGAGTTTTCGAATGCGACGCATAAACAAACGCAATGGAAGCGGTTATCACAGAATGGCTGCGCGAACCACCTTATACTCGCCCGAAGAAACGACTTAAGCCTCTGATCATGTTGATAACGTTACTCACACCTGTGAGCTACACGAGGGCTCGACGATTTGTGTTTACCGCATTGGAGGAAGCGATGAAGGGAGAGCTTGGGCAGATCTGGATACGTGATCGTTGTGTGCGGAGAACCATTCGCGTCTACGGTATGAATGACCAGCGCACGTCGGCATGGCATGCGAAGCGAGGTGAGATGATCACGGCATCTGAGGTTTATCAGATCTTTACGGGCGGGGAAACCAGACGCAGCCTCATCCTCCGCAAACTTGTGCCGCCACAGCCGACAAGCGGGCATGGAGTCGGTGCGATGATCTGGGGAACGCGCTTCGAGCCGATTGCAAAGGAATTGTATGAAGACGAAACCCGTTGCACAATCACGGATGTATCCTGCGTTCAACACCCGATCTACCCGTTTCTTGGAGCATCGCCCGACGGGATCATCTTCCCCACCGATCCAGCCGATGTGCGTCGCCGCGGCCGACTGGTTGAGTTCAAGTGCCCGTTCTCGCGGGCCGAGTCCGACGGTGTCCCTGAGGGATATGTTCATCAGATGCAGATGCAGATGGAGTGCACGGGCATCGACGAATGCGAGTATGCCGAGTTCAGGTTCAAGCAGGTGTTCTCATCCGAGTGGATTCGGTCGACTGCAAAGAAGGGCGTCTTCGCTGTACTCGATGATGATACTGTGAAGTATAAGCCGGCTACCATGGATCTCGCCAAGTGGCAGATGGAGATCGGCGAAGCACAGTTCATCTACTGGCTGCTTTCCTCGACGAAGAAGGCCTTTGTCCCGAAGGACCCTGGCTGGCTACCTAGGCATATCGCAGCTCTCCAATCTACATGGGACGAGGTTCTTCTTCATCGTGCTGCGGGAACGCTACCACCGCCTCCGCCTCCGAAGGCTCTTCCTACACTGGACATTTGATCACGCCCGGAAAGTAATACCCCTCAGTGGGGAGCCTGCGATCCACAAACCAACGATCGGGCATCACAATTTTTCGGTTCGCATTGAGGAACGCACCCCACCAGGAAAAGGACGAGTTTGCACAGATTCCACCGGCGCATTGGCTCATTAAATACAATGTTTCGAGTTCCGGCTCATCTATGATCGTGTATGAAAGACCAGCCAAATACGGCCTAGACATCGCATAGGGGAGGTCATTTGTTACGATGAAGAAATGGGCATCTGGGAACATCTTGATCGCCCTCGCATAATACTGATCCAACCCAACATCGTGATATGGATTCCCCACGTAATCACCGCCGCGAATATGGAGAAATATGCCGCTCTGAACAGGGTATTTCGAGAACACGGCGGTTGGGAACACTAACTTCGAGATAAAGTCGCGATCAACATATCGCCAGTCTTGAAAGTATCCACGTAACTCGGTGTTCATAGATCCGCGCAGTAACTCATTCCAGTTAACGTATGCTTTAGGGTCATTTATATGGTTGAGTGGCTTCATCTGTCTATAGAGTGGTTTGAAGGTCTGGAAGATGGTGTCGAAGTAAGACACTGATGTATGAGGGGACGGATTGCTGAGTGACTGTAGGTATGAAAGTCGATTGGTCCTCCTCGCAATCTGAAGAAGTGCCGCCAATTGAAAGAGTTGGTTTCCTAATCCACCGACCAGTTCCACGGTCAATGAGAACGGCATTATTACTTTCAGATGAAAAACCATGTTCCACAATGACCGTAACGTTTGTTACTGCGTTCTTGGATCTGCATGAAACGAGAGCCAAGGACAAGACAAATGAAGCTCGTATCAACTACTTCAACCAGTTGGTTGCAACCGGTATTCGCCTCCACGTGTTTGTGAGCCCAGAGCATCGCGATAAGATTTCTATTACGAATGGTGTGATTGAGACAATCTCCCTTGAAGAGCTTGATTTCTATGCGATCTCGCCGCAAGGGTTACCTGATACTCGTTCAGACGAGCACGATACGCGCAACTTTCTGATTCTGATGAATGCGAAGATTGAGTTTATGAAGCGAGCCATACAGGCAGGTGACTCGACTCATTACGCATGGGCTGATTTCAACCTGTATCACGTGTTGAAAGACCCGCAGTCGGCCAGCGATCTTCGAGCGATAGCATCTGGATACCTCCCATCCACATGCATGTTCTTTCCAGGATGCTGGCCCAAGGGTGTGTTGTGGGATGCAGTGAACTGGCGTTTTTGCGGAGGCTTCTTCCTTGGAGATCGAGAGTCACTTCTCAAGTTTTACGACTTGTATGTAACCGAATATCCTCGTCTTCCCAAGCTCACATGGGAAGTCAATACATGGGCATATCTCGAGACATTGGGATTTCCAATCAATTGGTACTCAGCAGACCATCGTCCGTCGATTCTACACATCCCGCGAAATGTAGTCGTTGTGCCGCCCGATATCCCGTACACATGGGCATCTCCTGATTGTGGACTGTACATCGGTGGTCCACTATATCGGTTTGTATTGGACTGTATTCGCTCGTATGCATTTACGGCCATCTTTCCAAAGTCGGACGGAGTCATTGGTGATGAAGAGTATGACCGAATGATTGCATCGCTGGGCCGCGAAGACGGTGTGACTACATCGGGTCGAGAGTATGCTCGTATAGCGCAGTTGGCCCATCCAGGAACACGTCCAATCGTATGCATGCATTCATCAAGAAGCTTCAAGAGCAAGAGTCTATTGCTCATGCCGTGGAGCGATACCGTATTTGAGAATGGACTCAATCTCCCACAACTTCCATGGGCTGAGAAACGTCCGAGCGTGGTCTGGCGCGGAGGATCAAGTGGGTTTTATCGTCCGTCGATTCGCATGCAGGTCGTCGAGCGTCTATACGGAGTCCCGCATACAGACGTTCGGTTCACTCGCGGTGGGTGGCCAATCAACGATAACATTATTCCAGATCATCACTTCGGAGAACGTATGACCACAGCGGAGCAGATACAGTTCAAGTATATCCTGGTCATTGATGGGAATACACCTGCATCAAATGGGCAATGGGCCTTCGCAACGGGTTCTGTTCCTATCATCGTTACCCATCCGGGCAATCGATGGTGGGCAGATAGTGAGCTATGTCCAATGGTGAATTATGTTCCAGTGCACTATGATCTCTCCGATCTTCTTGAGAAGATTCAGTGGTTGGTCGAGCACGATGATCAGGCACATATGATCGCACTCAATGCACTCGCGTTGTCGAAGCGAGTCTTTAGTCCAGACTTTCAAATGGGTTATATTAGCAACCGTGTCCGACAAATTGTCCAGCAAGATCACTGAAACTTGGGCGTTGAATACCGACGCGGTTCTTGAACGCAAACCACTCCGATACAGGCTGGAGTGGTTTCCAATATTGATCGAGAATGTAGATCCAATGGACGGTTGGATTCTGAACAAATAAGTCCGTTCCTTCCTCCCACTTTGCGATCAATGTGTCGTAGAATCGAGAGTGGACGATGTATCCGCTCGTCGTTTGTGCTTCCTGGACGCGTACGAATGTATCGTCGTGCGGAGTTGACCGAATCATGTTATAGGAAAGCATCACCACGTCGTAGCTCTCGGGAAGCGATTGGTTCCACTCCTCCTTAGAAATCACAAACTGAAAGTCGTCTTCGAAGATCATCACAGATGGATATCCTCGTTCGCGAGCAAGTCGCAGCACTTCGATGTGCGAGAGATTACAACCAATCGTTGGAGGCGTGCACTCAATCGCTGGGAACCGCTCGACCTCAAGGCCCATCCGTTTAAACTCATTCTCCACTTCGGCACGGCGATCTGTGCGTCGGTCTAAGTTTATGTAAAACGCATGCATTGTTCACTCATGTCCACCATGTGAAAATACGTCGATACCAAGGCCGCGTTGATGCGAACTTCGCATTCCATTCGTCGATTGTGAAGTGGTTCCCCATGCTCAAGTTACAGCGCGAACAGATGGGAACCAGGTTATCTAGTGACGTTGGACCGCCTTTGGATTCAGGGATATTGTGACCGCATTGAAAGTCGAACACCGTCATGCGATTTCCACACCAGATGATCTTACACTTTGATTCGAAGACTCGTCCAACCTTTATGATCCATAGTTGTTCTCGTAGTGCTCTAGGTATCATTGTCTACACTTACCTGACGGCTGTATATGCGTTTACGCGGAACGGAGTCGCCATACCCTGGGCGGCTTCGACGAACGAGTTGCGCGGCATATGGTTCGTCCGCTGTTCAAATGAAGAGTGCTCGACCGTCTGCGTTCGCTGATCCTGACTACGATCTAACATCTCAGGCTGGAACTTCTCGGAACGCGAGAGAGTCCATACGAACCAAAGCGCAGCAGCCCCTGCGAGAAGAGCGATGATGTGAAGCATTGTTTTACTCGGGTAATAAAAAACGAACTCTTTCCATCGTATGTAGAAAGGGTACAATGGAAGACAAGGCACTCGCAACTCTTCGCACCCTGTTTGAGCGTCGGAAGCTCTCGACTGAAACCAAGCCCGTACAGACCAGCCTTAAAGACGTCAATGCATATACGATGGGCGATGTCCTAGTGCTGTTCCCCCAGAAGGACAAGATGCTTGAGCGCGATGTGAATACGTATCTCGAGTATGCGAGTGAGAACGACTTCAAGAATGGAATGGTCGTCGTATCCAAGTCCAAACCGTCTGGAAACCTGATGAACCTGATTCGGTCAACGTTCATCAAGGAGCGCCTTCAGTTCTTCCATATGCGCGAGCTTCAGATGGATATCTCGACACACCGCATGTCCGTGCCTCACCGCATTCTGACGCCAGACGAGGCGAAGGATGTCCTCGACAAGAACCGCATCGTGAAGCCGGAAGACCAGATGCCCTGGATTGATTCGCAGGATATCCAGGCCCGATTGATTGGTGCTGTGCCGGGCAACATCATCGAGATTACGCGCCACAGCGATACAGTGGGGAAGAGTATCTATTACCGGTATTGTGTGCCTGACGTAAATGTTGCCTAGACACAATGGATCCATCAGCTGGGACTATGGCGGACTTGGAAGCCGAATACCAAAAGAGAAAGATTATATACGATAACCTAGTTGACGATGCGATCAGACGTAATGACGGCTCAAAGATTACCGCAATTGCCGCCGCAAAGCGTGCAATGGGTGATTCACTGTCGAAGATGCTCGAAGTATCCGCCCGCTCAGGCACCGAGGACCAACAAGAGGAGCTAATCCGCAGAATCATGGAGATTCAACACGACTACAATGGTCTTCTTGTGGCGACGGATAAACTCGAGACGCTTCGGCGCATTCACCAGTCGATCGATGTTACTCAGGGGGCGGGGTTGAAGCTATTCGGACTTCTTTTTGCATTGACGTCGCTTACACTGATTTTTATGACTGTGAGGACGCATTAAGAGCAAGCGTCGCACCCATAATCAATACGAGCACAACAATTCGGCTCACCAACGCTCCATAGTCAATCTGAGTCGGTTGCTCAGCTGTTGACGCTGCGAGTTGATCCGCAACTTTCGGTCCCTCATCCCGGAACACTTGCGCTTGCTGGTGAAGCTTATCCAGCTCAGGATTCATGTTCTTGTAGTCATCGAGAAACGTCTGAATAGTAAACTGGTTCGACTCAACCTGTTCTCGCATCTGATCCTGATACTCTGTAATCGCGGTTCTCACCTGTATCAGCGCCGTCTGGTCACCCGTTGTCTTCGAAGCCATAAATGCGCGTGAATATGCATCAAGCATATTCTGATAGTCCAGTGAAACCGAATTGAGAAGTGCTTCTCCACTCGGTGTTGCTGCGTCGAACCCTTCTTGAGAGCGGGCTTTGACGGTTACGAGCATAACCAACGTAAACAAAAGGGCAGTGAGCCACCCAACCATTATCTTGTAGGAGTAATAAAATGCCGACCGCGCAATCATTCTACGAACCCTCTGCCCCGGCCCGCCACATGCGTGGTGTGGATGCTTCCGAGTATACTCGCTTTGTCCGTATGGCGGCCACCGTTGCGCCATACATCGACCCGAGGACAACGTTCAACAGACCGTATGCCCGCAATGGACAGAGTCAGGAGGCGACCCGAGATGCTCGCTTCGTTAGCACAATCTTCGGCGGCCTCAGACCGTTTGTTGCGAATAAGTAATGAGTTGTCCATCTGGATTTGAGAAGGCATCTGGTCGGGACGTATGTATCATTACGTGTCCAACAGACTTCAAGTCGATTCGAGACGATGGTGTTGATAAATGCGTGGCTATGTCGGACAATCAATATTTTATCCAGCTCCGTGAAGTGGCGTATGCCGCATCGTCTACTGAGTTTTTAGATGAGCAGGCTCGGTTTCTTAAGAGCTATATCGCTCTCACGAAGAGGATGCAGACGTCCGAGCCTACACGCGAGGAAACGGTGAAAGCTCACGATGGTGTAGCGAGTATGTATGCCGAAGCCATTGAAACACTTAAGCCATTTCGCCCGCCCACGCAGCCGAACGTCGATATCGAGACTACGAAGCTGGATATCAAGAAGCTAGAGGGCCTGAATCTTCGCATCATCCAAATCTGTCTGTTCTTTGTGGTCATCGCGCTATTGGAGTACTTCCTTCTACCAACATCGATTGTTCATGGAGTGGCGTTCCTCACATTGTGTGTCGGGTTCTCGCTAGCAATCTATCTTTCCAATAAATAATGGGTAACATACAGTTCAAGTGTCCGTCAGACACTGTTTACGGCGCTGCGCCTCTTTCGTGTGTGATTGCGTGTCCTCCTACATATGACCTTCGAATGGTCGACGGCTCTCAGCGGTGCGTGAACAAGGTAGATCCAGATGCAACTATACATCTTGTCCCCCAAGCCGCAGTCGCGAGAAAAATGGACGACCGGCAGATCTTCTCAATCTCCGAACTGAAAGACTCGAATCCAGATGCGTATTACCGGTATGTCGCAGAGCAGGAACGATTCGATAAAGAGAAGGAAAAGGCAGATGCTCAGGTCAGTCACAAAGCCCAAGTAGACGCTGCTGCACGTGACGTGCTCGCTGCGAATGGAGCGGACGAGGCTGCGAATGCGAGATACTCATCTCTCACGGACGACCCGAACGCACTGAACGTGATGTATGCGAACCAGATCAAGAAGGACACGGACCGATTCATCAGCGAGTATCAGTTCCTCAACAACCAGGTCCTTCAGCAGCAGCAGACGCTTGACCTAGTGAACGGCGTCAAGGATAACATTGGAACCGTCAAGGATGACCTGGAGTATTCGGTGGGGACATTTAGCAAGCAGATTAGCGACATTCGCAACCAAATCAACATCAATCGCAAGACCCATGAGCAGGCGCTTGACTACGGGAAGTGGCTTGGGATTGGCCTTAATGTTCTCATCGTCCTCGCACTCTTGTATCTGCTGTTCACGGTCGGGCGTCGTGCGATGAAGGGAGCAACTCTCCCCTCGAATCCGGCTTCACCTCCCAACACAGGCAACGGAGCCGACTTTATGGGTGCTTTCGCCAAGTATATCACTGAATCCGCGTCAAAGCCAGCTGTCTAAAAGAACTGAATTGGGTAATGGAGGTTACAGACCCTCGTCCCGTAACGGACTTTCAAAAAACAACCTTTTGCGGACATCCACGTGCACACGTGCGGAAAGTGTTGATTCATACGATTCAGTTAGGTCATGCGGACTACGCATGTTACTGGACGCTTGAGTTGCTCTGCTCTGGTCTTGTGCATAGTTTATGGGGCGCATTATTCGAGGCGGCTGCGCTTCACATCAACCGTGCCCAGCCCAATGTGTTTCTCTATCTGGCGAAGGCATATGAAACCTACGCCCCCATCGAAGCAAGCTACGACATCCAACAGATGACGAAGATTCGCAACCACCCTGACGTGAGAAAGATGGTCTGTGAAGTCGCAGCTACCCTGGCCCTGTGTCGCAAGAACAAGTTGCAATCCCTTCCAACCATCAAGCCTACTCATGACTTCAACCCAGTGACCATCCAAGAGAGTCTGAAGTCACCGTCGCGGTTGTACGGGTCACAGGTCATCAAACCAAACGACCCAATGCCTGCTGCGGTTCCAATCAACGAGTTCTGTTACTGCATTCGATCGGACGTGCGTGACCTGACTCGAGCACTGTATTGGATGTCCTGGATATTCACGTTCTGCCGCGAGCACAAGAAGCAGGTGAAGACCAACTTGTTATTTGCCTCGCGCGAAGATGAGTATGTATCTGGAAGCGATAGTACTCACCCTGTATGGATCTTCTGGGATGCGATTCGCAAGAACAGCCCTCCAGGCGTGCGTGAGTATACGGACGTGCTCTATCGTATTCACTCTCTCCGGTGGTCACCCTCCGATAAGAGCAAGCGACCGTTGCTCATCGCAGCTGTAACCCTGCTCTGCGAAGCGACACTGGATACAACTCCTTGCGCACCCACGCTTCAGGTTTCAAACGTTCTCAACGGTATGCCGGGATGGATTGACGCAATCGTCAAGATGCAGCGGAGCTTTGCGTAAAACGGAACCATGCGAGTTCACAAGGGAACGGTTCAACCAAAATGTTTCGTCCATGCTTTTCCGCCACCCAAGTCGCAGGTGCAATCGGCCGCCACAAGTACCAACCCACTCACCAAGTTATGTATGAGGTCTTCAAGAAGGATGGTGTTGCGTCTAAGATTATCGAAGAGATTGAGAAGGCGCACAACCGCAAGCCCGTCAAGAACTTCAAGGGCGCTATTCTGAAGGACCGTGAGATTCAACGCAGTGTCTTCACTGCACTAGATGACTGCAAGGTCGCCGATACGGCTGTTGCAGCTGAGTTGGCTGCCCAGGAGGTTCTGGTCGAGGCCGAGCGCCGCAGCCACGAACTCGACATGAAGAAGGCAGCGGGTATCGAAGTTTCCGAGGAGGAGAAGGCACTTGCAGTTGCAGAGGTCGTCAAGGCTGTGGAGTTACGGAAACTGGCCGCCGCTGAGGTTGCAGCGGCTCCGTCTGTAGATGCATCTCTTGCCCGAGTCGAGGCCACCTGTAAGAAGGTGGTCGAGCGCACACCGAACATGACGCCCGAGATGGCTACACAGCTCCTCGCAGATGCTCGCGGTGAGGTTGCGAAGAAGCGTGGGCTTCAGAACGAGGACAAGATTCTCAACACCTACGAGGCAGACAAGAAGGTTGTGGTCACGGAGCGCAACACCAAGATGCTTCGCATGGACAAGGAAGAGTTCATCCTGGTTGGACGCACGGACGGGTTCGTCGCCGAGCTGAACCGCGTTGTGGACTCGAAGGACCGCACGACCTACTGGAAGACGGTTCCGGTCTACGATGAGATTCAGCTCCGTGTCTACATGCACATGATGGATGCGAAGGATGCAGAGCTCGTCGAGAAGTTCCCGAACGGAACCAAGCGGAACACGGTGTTCGAGAACGACGCTGAGATCTGGGCCGACATCGAGGCGAATCTCCGCCTTACAACTCGCCGGATGTGCGAGATCCTCGCAGATGCGTCTAGCTTAGAGGATCTGGTCTTCAAGAATACAGTGGAGAATGGAGCTTAAGGTTACCTCTCATCCGCCCACA